CCACCAACCACAACATTTAAAATCAAGTAAAGATAAATAGTACATGGCACTAACAAAAATACAACCAGCAAACTTAGACTCAGCCAATGACTTCTCTTCATTGGTGACCTCAGTATTCTTAATTGCTAACTCTGCTTATCAAACTGCAAACACTGCATCCACCAATTATTTTCCGGCCGGAGATTATGGTTCTGTTGTACCTGCTGCAGGAACTTTAGATGAAGAAACCGTTGTCAGATATGATTTGAAAACGGAACCCTCAACGCCAGCAAATTACTTTCTAGAGTTGGACTTTGGACCACTCTAAACATAAATAGAATATAAAAAAGGACTTTTAAATGCCAACACAGATACAATTAAGAAGAGGTAGTACTGTACAAACGTCTACCTTTACTGGCGCAGCAGGTGAGATTACAGTAGATACCGATAAGAAAGTAGTTGTTGTACACGATGGTTCTTCTGCTGGTGGTATTCCTCTTGCACGTGGTAATCATGCACAAGCTGCGTTTGATGCGGCCAATACTACATCAACTGGTGCAACTTCTGCTGGTTCGTATGCCAACTCTGCTTACTCAACGGCAAACACGGCTGCAACCAATGCTTTATCTGCTGGTGTATATGCTAATGCAGCCTTTTCAGCTGCCAACAATGCAGTAGATACATGGGTTAGAAATGCCGCAAACTCAGCAAGTTCTTATGCCAATGGTGCTTTTGCAGTGGCCAACACCAAGTTCTCATCAACCGGTGGCACTATTTCTGGTGACGTTGTTATCACTGGTAACTTGAGTGTATCGGGCAACGTATTCCAAGTTGACGCAACAAATCTAAGCGTTGAAGATAATATGATTTATCTTAACGCAAATAATACCGTGGCGAATCCTGACCTTGGTTTTGCTGGTAACTACAACGATGGTGCTTATCACCACGCAGGTATGTTCCGTGATGCCACCGATGGAATATGGAAGTTCTTTTATAATTACGATCCTGAACCAGATGCATCACCTTATATTGACACAAGTCATGCATCATTTAGAATTGCCAACATTACGGCTAATTTGATTACTGACGTTGCGACTATCCGTGGTTACGACCCAATCAATCATTCTAATGCCGCTTATGCACAAGCTAATGCCGCATATAACGCAGCCAATAACTCAACTGATACGTGGGTTCGTAACGCAACCAATGCCGCAAGTTCGTATGCCAACTCTGCATATGCTGTTGCGAATACTGGTAATACGACTGCAACTTCAGCTTCTAGTTATGCCAACTCAGCATATCTACAGGCAAATACTGCTACGACAAATGCGGCAACTGCTGACCAACGTGCGGTAACTTCTGGTGTTTATGCCAATGCTGCCTATGGTGTTGCAAACTCCGCAAGTTCTTATGCCAACGGTGCTTTCACACAGGCAAACTCTGCATTCAATAACGGTACTTCTGCGTCTTCGTATGCCAATGGTGCATTCTCTGCAGCTAATGCAGCCAGTTCTTATGCCAACTCTGCATATGCAAAGGCCAATACAGCTGGCGGTGGTTCAGGACTATTCAACTCTGCAATTAACGTAGCAACTGGTTACGCAATCACAAGTTCTTTGGCCAATGCCGTTGTATTCACTGCAAATGCCACAATTTATTCTATCTACGTAACAAACATTGGTCCGGATGTTAATGCTGCCGTGACTGTTACTGCTGACTTTACACCAACAGGTTCTTCTGCAAACGTTTCTTTGTTTAGAAATATTCCAATTCCATCTCGTTCTTCTGTAGAGATGTTGAAGAAACCACAAGTTGTTAAGGCAAATGACATTATCAAAATGCAATCGTTTGTCAATGGCACTGCAGCATCTTCTAATGCACACGTAACTATTGTATATGAAACTACTGCACTATCTTCATATGACAGAGCAACTGCATTGGCTGGTACTGGTTACTCCACACTTTACACTGCATCAGGTAGTCCAGCAGTTATTGAGAGTATCAAAGTTGTTAACCAAGACACTGCATTTGGCAACCATGCAATCAGTATTATTTGGACAAACTCTTCAAATACTATCCAAGGTTATATTGCTAAAGACATTATTTTACCTGCAAACTCTACACTTGAGTTGTGTGAAGCACCAAAATATTTGTATGCTGGAGATGAACTAGATATCTATTCATCGTATGCTAATGTAGTGTCAGTGTTTGTATCAGCTAAACGCACAGCATAAGAGAATCAACATGGCAATCAGTGGAATATTAACATCGCAGAATCATTACAACCAGAGGGCTAGTGGTTCATGGCCAACTAGTGTTTATGTATTTGTAGTCGCTGCAACTCAAAAGACTATCTTTGGATATGGTATCAGTAATGCTGGCATACGATATTCAATGACCAACCTAGTATCAAACACCGGTGTTGTTTCTACTGATACTGCAGGTGTCGGTACTGTTAGAAGTTCTTTAGCAGCCGCAGGTTATGGCGGTGATAAAGCTATATTTGGATATGGAAATAGTGGATCACGTACATCATTAACCAATCTAGTATCAAATACAGGTGTAGTTGCTAGTGATACGGCAGGTGTAGGTACTGCTAGAAGTGACCTAGCGGCTGCCGGTTATGGAAGTTCTGGTCAAGCTATTTTTGGATATGGATTTTCTGATGCAGGTATACAATCAATGACCAACCTAGTATCAAACACCGGTGTTGTTGGTAATGATGTTACAGGTGTTGGTACTGCTAGATACTTACCAGCAGCCACAGGATATGGCGGTGATAAGGCCATATTTGGATATGGATATAGTAATGATGGCGCCGTATCATTAACCAACAAAGTTTCCAACACAGGTGTAGTTGCTAGTGATACTGCAGGCGTCGGTACTGCAAGACATTCACTAGCAGCCGCCGGGTATGGTAGTGATAAAGCACTATTTGGATATGGTAACAATGGTGGACTTTATCAATCAATAACCAATCTAGTATCAAACACCGGTGTTGTTTCTACTGATACTGCAGGTGTCGGTACTGCTAGAGGTACTTTAGCAGCCGCAGGCTATGGCGGGGATAAGGCTATATTTGGTTATGGAAGTACTGGTACTCCAGTATCACTAACCAATCTAGTATCAAATACGGGTGTTGTTGGCAATGATGTTACCGGTGTTGGTACTGTTAGAAGTGCTTTAGCAGCTGCTGGTTTTTCACTAACATAAATACATATTTAAACATTATTATGAGGAATCATTATGGCATCAAATCTAAACTCTGAATTCAACTATCGTTATCAAGTTATTGGTAGTACACCATGGGAAAAAATTAAAACTCTACAAGGCTTCTTAGTCGGTAGAAAACGTGCAGCGGTACTTGAAGAAGTTGCCGAACTTAAATATCAAGCTAAACTTGAAGAATTGAAACATCTAAAAGAAGTACCTGCATTACCACATATTATTCTTAACTTACAAGCAGAAATTATTGAACTAGAATCACACTTAGATGACCAAAAACATGCTTTTGAATTGAATCGTAAAGAAATTAAAATATTAGAAAAACTAATGGCTGAACTCTATGCTGAAGTCGAACCAACAAGACTTAAGCATGAAGACGGTACACCATACACTGATGACGAAATGTTTGAAGCTAATGCTAACTATGAATTCACGGTAACTATTGGTCGTGAGATTCAATCAGAAATTATTGCTTTGGGAAGACCAAGTCCAGCAAAACTATTAAATGCAATGAGTAATCCACAGACATTAGAATCATTGATGCAAATTGGTCTTGTACCACAAGGTACTATGTTACTAGAGCAGAAAGATATTATGTTACAATTAACTAATCAACGAACTGCTACAATGGATCCACCAAAAGAATTAGGTACATCTGTTCCTAAAAAGAAAACAAAGAAAAAGATGTAGTTGGACTAATCAGTAACAACACAACAGAGTAAAACAAATGAGTCTTTTAAACGATATTTTTTTGCTGCGCCAGATGAATGACCTGAGAGCAGATGGGTTGTGGCCGACTAGTTTTTATGTAGCACCTATCAGCACTCAGAAAGCTATTTTTGGATATGGAGCGACACCTGCACATACTGCAATAACTAACCTAGTATCGAACACGGGTGTAGTAGCTACTGATACAGCAGGTGTAGGAACTGCTAGATATGGATTAGCAGCCGCAGGATATGGTACTGATAAAGCCATATTTGGATATGGTAGGGCTTCTGGTGGAGTTTATGTTTCAATAACCAACCTAGTATCAAACACCGGTGTAGTTGCTAGTGATACTGCTGGTGTTGGTACTGTTAAATACTTGTTAGCCGCCGCAGGTTATGGAACAGACAAAGCTATATTTGGATATGGTAGTAACGGCGGCGCCTATATATCATTAACCAACTTAGTATCAAATACAGGTGTAGTAGCTACTGATACAGCAGGTGTTGGTACTGCTAGAGGTTGGCCAGGAGCCGCTGGTTATGGCGGTGATAAAGCTATATTTGGATATGGATATACAGATGCAGGTCAACAATCAGTAACCAACCTAGTATCAAACACCGGTGTAGTAGCTACTGACACTACTGGTGTAGGAACTGCTAGATATGGATTAGCAGCCTCAGGGTATGGTAATGATAAAGCCATATTTGGATATGGATACACCAGTTCTAACCAATCAATAACCAACAAAGTATCAAACACTGGTGTTGTTGCTACTGATACTGCAGGTGTTGGTACTATTAGGCAATCATTAGCCGCCGCTGGATATGGTACTGATAAAGCTATATTTGGATATGGTTATACCGGAACTTTCCCAGGCTTATCAATGACCAACAAAGTATCAAACACGGGTGTAGTTGCAAGTGATACCGCAGGTGTTGGTACTGATAGAAGTTCATTGGCTGCCGCAGGTTATTCATTAAGTTAAAAGAGTAAAAAATGGCAGAAACAAATATTACAGGCCCACTTTGGGGTTACGAACAACGAAGCAGAAGACTTGCTGGCTTGTGGCCGACTAGTGTTTATGTAGAATTTATTAGCACTCAGAGAGCTATATTTGGATATGGATACACCAGTTCTAACCAATCAATAACTAATCTAGTATCAAATACAGGTGTAGTTGCTAACGATACTGCAGGTGTAGGTACTGCTAGAAGTCCACTTGCAGCCGCAGGTTATGGCGGTGATAAAGCTATCTTTGGATATGGATATGGCTCTAATTCTACATCCATAACTAACAAAGTATCAAATACAGGTGTTGTAGCTACTGATACTACAGGTGTTGGTACTGCTAGATATAGACTTGCAGCCGCAGGCTATGGTACTGATAAAGCTATATTTGGATATGGATATACTAGTAGTACATATGCATCAATGACCAACTTAGTATCAAATACAGGTGTAGTTGCTACTGATACTGCAGGTGTAGGTACTGCTAGAGATAGTTTAGCAGCCGCAGGTTATGGTACTGATAAGGCTATATTTGGATATGGATTTGGTAATCCACCATTATCAATGACTAATCTAGTTAGTAATACAGGAGTTGTTGCTACTGATACTGCGGGTGTAGGTACTGCTAGATATGGATTGGCAGCCGCAGGTTATGGAACAGATAAGGCTATATTTGGATATGGCTATGCTTCCTCCGGCTACGTATCATTGACTAACAAAGTATCAAACACCGGTGTAGTGGCTACTGATACTACAGGTGTTGGTACTGCTAAATATTCTCTAGCAGCCGCAGGTTATGGTGGTGATAAAGCTATTTTTGGATATGGACAAAATGCCGCTGGCACAAACGTATCATTAACTAACCTAGTCAGTAGTACTGGAGTTGTTGCTACTGATACAACAGGTGTCGGTACAGCTAGACTTGGATTAGCAGCCGCAAGTTACGGTTAATTATAGAATAATAAAAAAGGAAACAAAATGACAGACTTAGAAAACATGCCTGCTCCAACAGCAGAACAAATTGCACAAGCCAGAGAAAACGCAATGAATGCAGAACGACCAGCATCATGGACATGGAACGAAGAACTAGTATCATATGTTGCACCCGTAGCTATTCCAACCGATGGTTATCCATACTTGTGGGATGAAGCTACAACTAATTGGATACCATTTCCGGATTACCCTAGAGAATAAATTAAAAAAGAAAAACAAAAATGGCTGCACCTTCAACAAGAACAGAATTTAAAGACTATTGTCTGCGTAGACTAGGGTTTCCCGTTATTCAAATTAACGTGGATGATGACCAAGTTGACGACCGTATTGATGATGCTTTACAGTTTTTCCACGACTATCATTTTGATGGTGTTGAAAAGATTTACATGAAGCACAGAATTACACAAGATGATATTGACCGTAAATTCATTTACTGTCCTGATCCAGTTATTTTTGTAACTAAAATATTTCCGTTTGATGATTCCAATTCATCAATCAATATGTTTGACCTTCGTTATCAATTGCGTCTACATGATTTGTATGACTTCACATCGGTATCTTATGTGTCATATGAAATCACTATGCAACACATCACAACACTAAACATGTTGTTCTCTGGTTACCCACAACACCGATTCAATCGTCACCAAAACAAAATCTTCTTGGACATTGATTGGACACGTGATGCAACTTTAGGTGAATATGTGGTTATTGAATGTTATCGTAAGTTAGCGCCAGATACAGTGATACTAACAGGCACAGTTACGGCAACAAACACATCAAACGTAATGACTGGAACAGGTACAACATTCGACCAACAAATCCTTGAAGGTGATATCATTACAGTTGGTGGCCAAGATGTACAAGTTAATCGCATCATTTCACCAACACAAGCATACCTAACCACAAACTTAACGACAAGTGTGACTGCTGCGACAGCCACAAAGACTGGTGTGTCTGATGTTTGGGATGATAGATTTTTAAAACAGTATGCCACGGCATTGATTAAATACCAGTGGGGTACTAACTTGTCAAAATTTGCTGGTGTACAGATGCCAGGTGGAGTCACGTTAGATGGTCCTCGAATTATGGCTGAAGCACAAGTAGAAATCGATAAGATTGAAACTGAGATGCAAGCTTATAACGTTCTACCTCCAGAAATTTTGACTGGTTAATGAATGCCTACAAATTTTTACTTTCAACCATTTCCAACAGGAATTACCCAAGAACAACTACTTGTTGAAGACTTGGTGATTGAGGCCATGCAACAGTATGGTATGGACGTGTTTTACCTACCACGTTCTAGTGCAGACCCTAATGGTCCTGACACATTGTATGGTGAAGATACACTCAAACAATATAGAGTTGCATTTCCAATTGAAGTATATTTGGAGAATGTTACTGGTATGGATGGTGAACAAGATTTCATCTCTAAATTTGGACTTGAGATTCGAGATGAATTAACATTACTAATTTCTCGCCGCAGATTTAAGTATGCCTCAGGTGCCACAAACTATAGTATACCTAGACTTGGTGACTTAGTTATTAACTCTGGACCAAAACGACCAATGGAAGGTGATTTAATTTACATTCCATTGATGCAAAACTTTTTTGAAGTAACTTTTGTTGAACACGAAAATGATCAAGCAATGTTTTATACATTAGGTCGTGGACGTGGTGGTAATGTTTATGTTTATGCACTGAAACTTAAACAATTTGTATTATCTGATGAGTTGATTCAAACTGGTCACACAGAGATAGATGAACAAGCATTTGATTCATACAAGAGAACACGTTTGGATGTACCTATCAATGGCACAGGCAAATTTACAGTTGGTGAATTTGTTTATCAAGGCAATTCTTTGGCAACTGCCAATGCGGTGGCCACGGTGCATACAACAGTTCCTGGTAGACACTTAGATGTGGTTAATGTCAAGGGTCAGTTTACAGTTGGTGTAACTATTGTTGGTGCAACAAGTGGTGCAACATGGGCATTAGAAACTGCAGCTGACGATATGCCAACCGACAGTGTATTTGAAGATGTTGCCGATAATAATATTATTCAGGATGAAGCTGGCGACATACTCGACTTCACTGAACACAACCCATTTGGTGAACCTTAATGTTAGGTAATGCACATTTCTATAACAGAACCATACGAAAAGTTGTCGTTGGTTTTGGCACACTATTTAACGACATTCAGTTGATTCGTTACACCAGAGATATGGCAACAGAGGTCGAAAGATTTAAAGTGCCTCTGTCTTATGGTGCCAAAGAAAAATACTTAACTCGTTTGGCTTCCGATCCAGACCTAACAAAATCTATTGCAATAACTGTACCTAGAATCTCATTTGATATGGTAGGTATGTCATATGATTCTAGTCGCAAAGGTGTTACAACCAACCGAAACTTCTCTCTTGGTACAAATAACAGTTCATTGAAGTCACAATACGGACCAATACCATATAACTTTGATTTTAACTTATCAGTATATGTTCGTAATACAGAAGATGGTGCTCAGATTATGGAACAAATACTTCCATTTTTTACACCAGATTTTACTGTAACAATGGATTTTATTCCTGGTATGGATCAAAAGTATGACATGCCAATCATATTAAATTCTGTTTCTACGACTACAGATTATGAAGGTGATATGATGAGTACCCGTTTAATTCTATGGGACTTGACATTCACTGCCAAAGCATTCATCTGGCCACCAGTTAAAACAAGTGAGATGATTACTACATCTACTGCAAACACATATTTGAATTTTGCCAACTCTGCAAATGGTGACATTATAACATCAAATACATTTACACAGAATTCAATT